AGGCTTGGTACTCCTCCACACGGTCTGCAAAGTGCCTGCACTTCTCCCGCCAGTTCTTGCCAGCTATGCTGGGGCGCATGATTGCTTTTGCGATTGTGTTGCTTACACCGCTTGCTGTGTCGCTTGGGCTGTAGTACACATGGAGCTCCTCCCGTGCACGGGTCATGGCTGTGTACACTAGCTCCCTGTTGAGCTGGCTCACATGGTGTGCTGTGGCTGCGAAGAACACCTTCCGCCACTCGCTACCCTGCGACTTGTGTACTGTGAGTGCATACCCAAAGGCCAGCTCGTTCAGCTCCCCCTTAGTGGTGAGGCTCACAACATCCTCCGCTGTGGCTTCCTTCATTGCTGAGTCCAAGCTGTCTGTACCCTGTGCTAGCACTAGGGTGACAATGTGGCTGGCTGCTAGCTTGCGCTCGCTGCCATCCTCCTCGAAGGCTAGCTCCAGCAGGGCATCAAAGTCATCCAGCTCCACAGGCTGTGTGCTGGGCTTGCTCTTGTAGAAGCCTGAGCGCATGAGGTCTGGGCTGGCTTCCTGCGGTGCTTTCCCTGCGTACGCGCGGTTGCTGCTTATGCTCTCCACAAAGTACTCCTCCTTGTTGTGCACCACGAAGTCCCCCACTGCTAGGTACTGCTTGCCCATGCCGCACAGTATCTCGTGCACCACAGCTTGCCGTTCCTCTCCCATCCACTGTGCTACCCACTGGTTCACCAGTGTGCTGCCGAATGTACCGTCCTTGCCGTGCGGCAGGAGGATAACATCTTGGTGCGGCTTGTATGTACCCTCTAGGTAGTGCTTGTGCATGGCCTTCGCCAGTACACGGGACTGCTCAGGTGCAGGGCGCATCCTGCTCAGGGGCTGGAACACTAGCTTGCCACCACTGCTTTCGGTAATGGCTTGGAGGCTGGCATCACTGGGCGGTATGCCCTTGAGGCTGTACTTGTGCTGGAAGCTTAGGATTGGACTCTCCAGTGCTTGCCTGTACACCTGTGTTAGCTCCACCACTGGAAGCTCCAGCAGCTTGTACCCTAGCACACTTAGTCCGAACACTGGCTTGAGCTGGTTGAGGTCGCCAATGAATATGTAGTGTGCGTTCGGTGTAGCTTCCAGTAGCTTCTTCCACAGTGGAAGGTCTACCATACTGGCCTCATCCACTACCACAAGCTCCAGCGTGGTGATTGGTGTGAGTGCTGTGTACGTGGGCTCGAAGCGCATGGTGCGCTCCACTGTGCCGCTTGCGCTCACATAGTCATAGTACACTGGGGCAAACTTTAGTGTCTTGTGGATAGTGCGGCAGTTCTGTAGCGCAAGCTGCTGTACCCGTATGTCCTGTATGCCCTTGCAGCTCTTGACTAGGTTCTTGACTGCTCGGTTGGTGAACGCCACACAGCTCACTGTGCAGTGCTCTGCGCTCCCTCCCTGCTCAATGAACCGCTGTAGGGCATCCGTTATTACTTGGCGTACGCAGGTTGTCTTGCCTGTGCCTGCTGCACCCACTAGCACGAAGCCCTTGCCCTCCGTGCCTAGCCGTATGGCCTCCGCTTGCTCCTCGTTCCACTCAATGCCTGCTCCCTGCACTAAGCGGGCTGCTGCCTGCCGCTCCAGTGTTTCCGCCAGTAGAGCTGAGGCTGGTGACTGCTTGGCTCGCTGCGCCAGTATGCGTGCTGCAAGCTCGCTGAGGCGGGCTGTCTGCTGTGGTGCAGGAGCTGGCTTGCTCGGTGCGGGTGCATCCTGCTTGGCTCGCATCTTAGCTAGTGCAGCCAGCACTTCAGGGCGTGCTTGCACAGCTTGCACGGCTGGCTTGCTAGGGACTGGCTGGGGTACAGGTGCAGGTTGTGCAGCAGGTTGTGGGCACACAGCAGGTTGTGCTGGTGGCTTGGGGTCGGAAGCTGACGCTTCCTGCGTGGGGTGGCTGGCTTCGCCGAGCCGTACACTGCGTGGCTCACCCGCTTGCTCTACCGTACTGGCTGCTGTGGCCTGTGCTGCTGCTCTCTTGGCTAGTGCAAGCTGCATTGGTGTAAGTGCTGTGCTCATTTGGCTGCTCCTTGTACTGCACGCGCTGCGAGAGCACGCTGCATTGGTGTTAGCTGTGTTAGGCCAGCTTGGGGCGCTGGTGCTGTAGGTTGTGCTGGCTTACAGAATGAGCAAGGGCAGTCCACAGCGTGTGAGCTTGTGTCCACTGGAAGCAGCTTAGGTGCTGGCTCAGCTTGTGCTGTGGTGCTCTCCAGTGCCGCTTGCAAGCGGGCTGCTATGGCTTGTGCCATCTTGCTCTCTGTGGAGCTTGCGCCTGTCTTGCTGGAAGCTGGGAGCACCACATACCCTATCTTGCTTGTAAGCCCTAGCCCTGCGTACTGTGCTTGTATGCCAGCTATGGTGGATGCAGCTTGCTGTTCATCCTCCTCGCTCATTGCAAAGTCCGAGAGCTGTTGTGCTTGCAGCAGGCGCAAGGTATCCAGCAACTGTATGGTTTGGTTCAATCGCTGTGTAGCTTGCACACCTACAAAGTGCGTGTCTGGGTAGCCTGTGGTGAGCTTTTCACGCAGTATGGTGAGCACGCTGAGAGCTGGAGTAGCTTTGGTGTGGCAAGCTGTGAGCCACTCGCTGTGGCGTTCCTTCCAGCCTGTGCTTGGCAGGTCAGCCATGAGGTCTGCCACCGCTTGCAGCGTGGAGCGTAGACCGCTTGCTTGCTTGCGTGCAGCTTGCACACGGAGTGCACTGTCTAGGCTGGAGCTTGCAGCGCGCTCCTCCTGTGTGGCGTAGCTCAGGCTGCCGTTCCCTGTGTAGCTCTGCCACACACCCTCCATCCACGCAAGCAGCGCGTCAGGTGTGGAGTCTGGAGTGTACCTGTATGCAGGGTACGAGCTGCGCCACTTGGGTATGCAAGCCAGCTCCTGTGCAAGCTCAACCGCTTTGTGCAGGTTGTGGCCAAAGCTGCTGGCTAGGATGGGGCAGGTGTAGGACAAGCCACCCAGCATGGATATCTTGTGCAGTGCAAGCCACAGTAGCCACTCTGTGCCGAGCTTGAGTGCTTGGCTGGGTGCAAGCTGTGCAGTGAGGAGTGGGTGCAGAGCCGTAAGGTGCAGCTTACCTGCTGTGTGGCTTATGGCCATAGCGTATGCTGTGCCGCTGAGTGGGCAGGTTATGGTGGAGAGTGCTGGAGCTTTCATGTTGTTGTACCTTCTGTGCTGGCGCAGCTTGCGCCTCCTGTTGTGGTGTACCCTAGCATCCGTGTTAGAGTTTTGGTGTAAGCTCCGAGTATAGCACAAGCTGCACAAAAAGTCAATACCCCTTTGTGGAGCTTGCGGGTCTGAGTGGGGTGCAAGCCACTGTTCCGAGTGGTTCCGAGCACTTGCGGGGTGTTGCGGGGTATTGCGCTTGATTCGGGAGGGTAGGAGGTCTGTCCGTAGGGTGCATGCTCTGCAAGCTGTGGAGGGCTGTTTTGGTCGCTTGCAGGGGTAAAATAGGCTGTTTTGGGGTGCAGGAAAGAGGAATGAAGATTTTATCCCCCCCATTTAAAAATTCAACCTACACACTACACACCTTACAACTCACTCTCCAGTACCTCCGCAGCCTGCCAGCCTAGCCTGTAGCGCAGCTTGCTGCACCCTGTACCTGTAGCCTACGGGGGGAGACCCCACCCCGCCGAATCAGCAGGAACTAGCAGGAATACCCCGCAATCACGAGGAACTGCACGGAAGTGGTCGGAATGGTGGCTTGCGTGTGTACTTGTACTGTAGCTTGCGCCCACATCCACCACTTACACTGTTTTTTTTTTTGCACTATTTCACCTCACCGCCACCACTGCTTGCTGTAACCCGTTGGACAGGCTAAGGGTTCTGTGCTGCTCCTGAATGGTATGCAAGCTGGGTGCTGTGGGGTGCAGGCATAGCCCACGCAGGAGGGTGCGGTTGCGCTCACTGGGGTGTAAGGTGCGGGGGTGTAAGGTGCTGGCATATGGGATGCACTGTGGGGTGAGATAGGGGAGGGTTGGAGCACATGCATGCTGCGGGTGGAACGCACCGCTCTGGTGCAGGTTGCACAGGTTCGGGGCTTGCTCCACACAGCCAGCAAGCAAGCCACCGCTTGTCGCTTGCATGCCACCATTCGTCGGCAATCGCTCACTGTAGCACTTGACATTGTGAGAGTATGCAACCTCCGAAGGGATTGGAATACCGCCACCGAGCAAGGTACAGCGTACAAGGCACACACTCACAGAAGGTAAGAAATGAACCAGCACCAAGCACCAAGCCCAGCCTATGAAGGCACACACTCACAAGCCGCGTATCTTGACCTATGCGACCTACTATTCAGTATTTGGGCGCGCACCGTAAAGAGCCGCCCCCAGTATGCAAGGCAGGCGCGAGGCCTACTCAGCAATACGCACCAACTTTACGCAGCCCAGCAGGCCTGCCCCACAGAGTACGCGGACAGCGTACGCTCAGTGATAGCAAGGTTACAGCCTAGCAAGCACCGCCACACGCAAGGAGCGACCGCACCGAGATAACCCGATTTGTAAGTAACAGCCTCGCAGCCTATACTTGCACCTATGCCCGCAGCAGCGAGCACTTTACCGCCACCAATGGCACAAACCGCGCACAACGCGCAACCTTAGAGAGTACAGAACCATGAACACAGTATCAACCAAGTTAGCTTATCACTTCCGTAGTTTCCCTATCATTGGCCACAGCACCAAGCAAGGAGAAGAACTTGCAGCCAACGCCGCAGCCTTTGAGGCTTGCGATGCTACAGTGGGAGGAGCAATTGTTAAAAGCTGGAAGCGCAAGAGTGTGGATGCACAAGTAAACATCCCAACCCTGACAACTAGCGACACCTTGCAGGGTGCAGAGCTGGAGCTAGTAAACGCCTTACTAGCGCAACTAGTGGGGGATTTCGTAAAGACCCAGTACATTGATGCTTTCAAAGAAGTAGGGTCGCATGACCTAGCAGCCATTATCGCTCACAGAGCGGAAATGGCAGCCCGTAAGCCATCGGGATTGGCAGTACCGAGTGCAGAAGCACTGGCTATTGGCGCGACCCAGTTCACAGCGTACTTGAGCGAAACCAAGCCGAAGATAGCACCTCGTGTTATCTCTAGCGACTTGTTCAAGTCAGGCGTTACAGATGCGAGCATTAAGAAGTTCTTGGTGCAGGTTGACAGCTCTCGAGTGACCAACCTAACCGCCTTAGCTCAGGACGCATTGGACTTAGTACCAGCCTTAGAGCTTGGAGCAGACGAAGCCGCCGCCACGCAGGCAATGACTTACCTTGTTGCCCGCCTAAAAGCGTACCATGCTAAAATCTTCGGCGCAGCAGTAGAGGAAGATGATGGCATCTAAGCCACAGGCTAACGGCATCTAAGCCCTAGCCACACCCCCCACGCCTCGCAAGGTTCACGCCTTGCGGGGCTTTTTTATGCCTGCTATTTACCGCACCACAATCGCATACTTGCCACCCTTTCACGCCTACCCTATACCCTTGCCACCCTTGCTTGCTTGACCACTCTTAAAACGCAGCACAGCACAGCACAGCGCAAGCCAGCCCCCCCATATAAAAAGCCAGCCAGTATAGCCAGCCAGCCAGCCAACGCACCAAAACAGCGCACCACGCACCTTGCACAAGAGGGGGGAGGCAGCCCTTTCGCGCGGGGGAAGGCGTAGCCTTCCTTTGCGACCCCCAGAAAATTTCTAAAGTTTTTGCACTTTCTGCACTCCACGCAGCTTGCGCCCTCTGCCACCTAACCCGCTCAGTTCCCCGCCCCTGCCCCCTGCATACTAGCTGCATACACCACCACTCCTGTGCGGAGCATACCATGTCAGCAATCCCACCACATGAACTTCCGAGCTACATAAGCACCTGCCTTGCAGAAGGCTTCTCGCAAGAGGAGATAGCCTCAGCACTTTCTGTGTCTCCAGCGTACATAAGCCAGCTCTGCACCAAGCACCAGCTCTGTGTACCAGCACAGCAGCAGTTTGCGGACATTGACCAGCTCTACCAAGAAGTGGAGCTATCAGCCCTGCAAGCCCTGAAGCGCACCTTGGGCACAATCGGTGACCCCATGAAGCTGGCTCGCATAGCACAGACCATGAACGCTACCAAGCGGCGCAGCCTAAGTGCGCATCCCAGTGAGAACACACCCACAACAGTGGTGCAACTGAATCTTCCAGCAGCAGCAGCGGCACAGTTTGTGTTCAATGGCAGCTCGGAAGCGGTGGCGTGGAAGCAGGGTGACCAAACTCACCAGCTTATCACCTGTACCACCACACAGCTTGACAACATGGCTGCACAGTTTGCAGCAAAACCAGTCCTTCTTCCTGTCATGGAGGACGGGCTATAGGAGATACGACCATGAAAACATCTACTCGCAGCGCAGAAGCCCAAGCCTTACGCTTGGCAGCAGCCCGTAAAGCAGCACAAGCCTTATTGAGCGCACGGAAATGAGCACAGGATACAACCTAGAGGAAGTACGCAAGCTAGCAGCCACTCAGCTTAACTTCTTTGCACCTCTTGCACTTCCTGAGGTCTGTACGCTGGCGTTTCCTCCTTATTATGAGGCACTGTGGAGCACCTTGCACAGCAGTTTGAGCCTAGAGCGTGCTTTTGACAAGTTCGCACTGGGCTTTCCGCGCGGCCACGCTAAGACCTTGCTACTCAAGCTGCTAATACTATCTGTAGTGCTCAACACACAGAACAAGTTCATCCTCATAGTGTGCGCAAACCAAGACCGTGCGAAGGATGTGCTCCGTGACGTGTGCGCTATGCTGGACAGCCAGAACATACAGCAAGTGTACGGCAACTGGCGTACGGAGCTTAGCATAGACAAGGCTGAGTTCAAGCAGTTCACGTTCGGTGGGCGCACCATTGCCCTCGCAGCAGCTGGCCAAGGCACAAGCATCAGGGGCTTCAACGTAGGCTACAGTCGTCCTGATGTTATCCTGTGTGACGATGCGCAGACCAGAGAGTGCGCAGCCTCCATAACAGAGAGCTTGCAGTACATTGAGTGGTTCTTCGCTACCCTCATGAAGGCCAAGAATCCTACTCGGTGTACATACCTGTACATTGGGAACATGTACCGTGACCTCAAGATTAAGCCTAACCTGTTCACTTGCTTGCTCCGTAACCTACAGAAGTCAACCAACTGGAAGTCCTACATTGTGGGGGCTATCCTAGCCAACGGACAGGCTCTGTGGGAGGAGCTACAGCCACTTGAGCAGCTGCTTTCTGAGTACCTACAGGACACTGAGATGGGGCAAGGGGAGGTGTTCGCTGCAGAAGTGCTGAATGACCCAACTTACAAGCCCAAGAGCGGGCTAGACCCTACCAGTATTGTGACCATTGAGCCTACAGGTGATATGCTGCACCAAGGGAACTACATCATCATTGACCCCTCAGGGTACAAGAAGACCAGTGACCCTACAGCTATCGGCTACTGTGAGGTATACGATGCAACCCCCTGTGTAGTAGAGCTGCACGAGGAAATCCTCACGCCTTCAGCCACAATCTACAAGGTACTGAACCTTGCGCTGGAGAAAGGATGCAGCTTGGTATGTGTGGAGAATGTAGCCTATCAGGACACCCTGCTGTTCTGGTTCAACTTCATCAGCCACCAGCAGAACATACACGGCATAGAGTTCTTGCCTATTACCACTGGAGGCTACAGTAAGAACTCCCGTATCCTGCGCTCCTTCGAGGAAGTCAAGGCTAAGGAGCTGGCATTCACTCCAACAGCTCTGGCACTGTGGCTCTCACGGGCTATGAGCTTTGACCCAATACGCGTAAACAACTTAGATGATACACTGGATGTTGTTGCGTATGCACCAAAGGTGTTCGCTACCTATGGCCACCTGCTTGCAATACAGGGGCAGGCCACGGTTATAGAGCACTCTGATACGCTCCCAGCAGACCAGAGCCCAGCTTGCTTCTAGTCGGGTACGCAGCCCCCAGTGTGGAAGAGCGAGGGGCGCGAAGCCCCCCAAGACCGCCGCCCATACAGAACTAGGCCACCCGCCCCCACCATTTACAGAGACCGCTCCCTATGAACTACAGCAAACAGACACTCAACTTCCTAGAAGGCATTAAGGGGCGCTACTTGCACCCTAGCATGCACGCAGGCTTGCGGGAACGTATGCAGACCATTGACCGCTACATCCAGCGCACAGTGGACACCAGCCGAGAAGCACAAGAAGCTAAGGCAGCTATTGATGCAGGCAAGCGGGACAAGCACCGCAACTTGGAAGTGCCAATTTGCTTGCAGCAAGTGGAGACAGCTCATGCAGACCTTGTGGGTACCTTCTTAACAGGGTATCCAATTTTTGCGTTTGCAGGTTCTGTGAACACTCCAGAAACAATCCCTGTGTCCATCATGTACAATGCACTCATTGAGCGTGACCAAGAGCTGTTCCGCTGGGTAAGCTCCATACAGAAGAGCTTGCGGGATGCGCTGCGGTACAACATCATGTGCGCTGAAGTGTGCTGGGAAGAGCAGACCTCAAGTGCGCTAATCCTCAAGGACGGCAAGCGAGTCACCAAGAGCATAAGCCACAAGGGCAACTGCGTGGACTACATTGACCCATATAACTTCTTCTTTGATGAGACTGTAGGCTTCAATGAAATCTCACGGCACGGCTCGCACTGCGGCTACGTAGAGCGCATGAACTACCTGCGTGTGAAGACCTTCCTGCAGGAGCTGGACAAGCAGTTTACAGTCACAGGCAACTTCTCCAAGGCTCTGGACAATGGAGCAGCAGAGGGCAGCGGCCTGTACTTCACACCTGACATCCACCCGCTGGACACTACAAACCGTGGGCAGCAGGCAGTGGACTGGAGCAAGCTATTTGGCATGGTGAGCAAGAACGCTACGCAGGGAGCTTGCGGCCGCTATGAAGTAGTCACCATGTACGTGCGCATCATCCCGCAAGAGTACGGCATCACAGCTGCACGGAGCGGAACCGCTGCACCCTTCAAGCTCATTTGGGTAGGCGAAAGCCTTGTGTACATTGAGCCGCTGAACTACGTGCATGGCATGTTCCCAGTGGTTGCAGCGCACGGCTATGATGACAACCTAGGCTTCAACAGCAAAAGCTTCGTAGAGAATGTGCTGGACATGCAGGATGTGGCAACTTCCATGATGAATGGCTCGATAGCTTCCATGCGTAGAGCAGTCAGTGACCGTGCCCTGTACAACCCAACTCTCATACGCTCTGATGACATCAATAGTGCAAACCCAGCGGCTAAGATTCCAGTGCGTGGCACAGCCTTCAACCAGAACTTAGCAGCTGCTTACCACAGCATACCGTTTGAAGACCGCTTAAGTCCGTACATGATGCAGCACATGCAAACTGTTATGGGTATAAGCAACAGTGCCACTGGGCTCAACCAAGCCTCGCAAGGTGCGTTCGTAAAGGGCAACAAGACTCTTGAAGAGTTCTCCACTGTGATGGACAAGAGTGGTGCACGGCAGCAGAAGTTCAACTTGGATGTAGACAACAACTTCTTCAACCCCATGAAGCGTATGATTAAGCTCAACTATATGCAGTTTGCAGAGGCTGAACAGCTTATGAGCAAGAGCGAAGGTAAGCCAGTGCAGATTGACCCAGTGCAGATGATGGACTCTGAGGCAGACTACAAGATGCTTGATGGTATCTTCCCTGCAAGCAAGGCCATGAACACTGACGTGATGGTTGCAGCGTTCAACACCATAGCACAGAGCCCTGAGCTTGACATGGAGTACAGCAGAGCCAGTATCTTTGCTTCCATGCTGGGTGCACAAGGTGTGGATGTGAGCAAGTTCAAGCGTAGCCCCGAAGAAATAGCTCAGCTACAGCAACAGAAGGCACAAGCAGAGGCAGCAGCAAATGCACCAAAATAACCAACAGAACCAACAGAACCAGCAAGAAGATTACCGCATCCACCTTGTAGCTCTACGGGTGCGGGAACTGGAAGAGCTTATCCTGAATACCTCCCTAAACGGAGGCTCTCAGGAAGCCATCAACTCTTATGCTCTACAACAAATGGAGTCTAAGGGTGCACTACTGGAGGCTCGGTACATCCTGAACCTCTTAACACAACCAATCCCACAAGTCACAGAGTAAACCACCATGTTCCCAACACCCCAAGCACCAGCACCACAACAGCAAGCTCCTGCAGCTCCTGCACCACAAGCTCCTACTGGCAGCTTCATGGACATGTTCAACCCAGGCCGTCCAGCCCCAGCATTTCCAGACCCTGCACAGCAGCCAGCAGCTACACCCCCTGTTGCTCCAGCAGCTCCGACCGCGCCTGCTACTAGCCCCTTGGATACTTACGCGCAAGTGTTTAAAGTAGACCCTAATGCAGCAGCTTCTCCGCAGGCAGCACTCACAAGCCCTCTGTTCAACATGGACAGTGCAGCTTTTGAGCAAGCCG